GGTAAGTCGAACGGTGGTGCACTGGTCGGTGGTTATGTCAAGGAGCCGAAGACCGGTCTGAGCAAATGGGTTGTGTCGTTCGATCTTAACTCCCTTTACCCTCACCTTATCATGCAGTACAATATCTCCCCCGAGACCTTTGTAACCCGCTTGAACGATAAGGTGACGATCGACGACCTACTTGTTGGCGGTGCAGAGAAGTTCGGTGAATATCTACAGAAGACGAACTGTGCTCTCGCCGCCAACCTTTGTATGTATTCGAAGGAGAAGCGAGGCTTCCTACCGAGTCTGATGGATCGCATGTACAACGATCGTACTATGTACAAGAAGCAGATGATCGAGGTCAAGAAGGAATACGAGAAGACCAAGGATGCGAAGCTTCTCAAGGAGATCGCACGTCTCGATAACATGCAGATGGCCAAGAAGATCCAGCTAAACTCTGCCTACGGTGCGTTGGGTAACCAGTACTTCCGTTGGTTCGATATCAACCACGCCGAGGCCATCACCATGTCTGGTCAGCTCTCGATTCGCTGGATCGAGAAGAAGATGAACGAGTATCTCAACCGTCTCTTCAAGACCGAGAACATGGACTACGTGATCGCCTCCGATACCGACTCGATCTACATCACTCTCGAGTATCTTGTGCACATGATGTACCCGAACGGTGCAGACGACGAGACGATCGTCAAGTTCATCGATGATGCCTGTAAGAAGAAGATCGAACCGTTCATCGATCGTGCCTACCAGGAACTGGCAGACAACATGAACGCCTATGCCCAGAAGATGCAGATGAAGCGTGAGAACATCGCGAACAAGGGCATCTGGAAGGCGAAGAAGATGTATATCCTTAACGTCTGGAACTCCGAGGGTGTGCAGTACGACAAGCCGAAGCTCAAGATGATGGGTATCGAGGCTGTTCGTTCGTCGACTCCTCCGTCGTGTCGTGACGGCATTAAGAAGTCTCTCGAGATCATCATGAACGAGGACGAGGCATCGTTACATCGGTACGTGGCCGACTTCCGTGTGAAGTTCAACACGCTTCCTTTTGACGAGATCGCCTTCACCTCTTCGGTCAAGGACATGGAGAAGTACTTTATTGCTGGTCAGTTCCAGTCTGGTTGTCCCATCCATGTGCGTGGTGCAGTGGTCTACAATAAGATCATCAAGGATCTCAAGCTCCAGAATAAATATGAAACCATCGGCTCGGGTGAAAAGATCAAGTTCGCCTACCTGAAGAAGCCGAATCCTACAAAGGAGCACGTTATCTCTTGTCCGTCCACACTGCCGAAGGAGTTCGGCCTCGATCGGTTCATCGACCGTGAGCTTCAGTTCGACAAGGCATACATCAAACCCATCGAATCTATCATTAACACTATCGGCTGGCACGTAGAGAAGCGTGCAACATTGGAGGATTGGTTCTCATGATTATTGACAAATACATTGGCAACGCAGAATACACGACTCGGTCTGCAGAACTCTGCAAGGATCAAGAAAACAACCTGTATTATGTAAATCTATACAATGACAGCAGGCTCGTAGAAACACGCAGTCTTACGGGCAAATCAATCTACTACGCACGAGACTGTGCTGAAAATTGGGTAACAGGAGTTATCAATGGCTGATATCGATTTAGACGACGACTTTGACTTTGGGTTTACCACTGTCAGTGACGAGGTCTTTCAACAGGCTGAAGCAGCAGCCGAAGAAGGACAACAGAAAGCAGAGCAGATCTATAAGATGGTCCTACCTCTTTTAAATAATCTTGCTAAAGATGCAGACAAGAATGCCTATATCCATTGGCCGAATAGAGCAACTAAGATCAACGAGTTCAAGAAAAAGTTGCAGTCTATTATAAATTCTTGATGTACAATAATAATACTTCGTGCTATACTCAGAATACAAGGAGGACATATGTCGGATCTACTTAACAAACTTCGTAAGAATACTACAATCAAGGACTCGGATATCCTGGCGGACTCTAAGTTCTTCAATGCCAAGGACACTATCGCCACCACGGTGCCTGCCATCAACATCGCACTGAGCGGTAAGATCAACGGCGGCTTTGCTCCTGGTCTGACCATCTGGGCCGGTCCGTCAAAGCACTTCAAGACCTCGTTCAGCCTGCTGATGGCCAAGGCCTACATGGACAAGTATCCTGACTCGGTCCTGCTTTTCTATGACTCGGAGTTCGGTACTCCTCAGGCATACTTCGACTCGTTCAAGATCGATGCAAACCGTGTCCTTCACACTCCGATCACCGATATCGAGCAGCTGAAGTTTGACGTGATGTCTCAGCTCGAACAGATCGGTCGTGGTGAGCGTGTCATGATCATCATCGATTCGGTTGGTAACCTTGCGTCGAAGAAGGAAGTCGAGGATGCACTGAAGCAGAACTCGGCGGCTGACATGACTCGTGCTAAGCAGCTCAAGTCTCTGTTCCGCATGGTCACGCCTCACCTGACCATCAAGGACATTCCGATGGTTGTGGTGAACCACACCTACATGACTCAGGAAATGTTCTCGAAGCCGGTCGTGTCCGGCGGTACTGGCATCTACTACTCGGCCGATAACATCTTCATCCTCGGACGCCAGCAGGAGAAGGATGGCAAGGATATTACCGGCTATAACTTCATCATCAACGTCGAGAAGTCTCGCTTCGTCAAGGAGAAGAGCAAGATCCCGATCGAGGTATCATGGGATGATGGTATCTCCAAGTGGTCTGGTCTGATGGACATGGCTCTTGAGTCTGGTCACGTGATCAAGCCGAAGGTTGGTTGGTTCCAGCGTGTCGACATGGAGACTGGTGAGATCCTTGACAAGTCTTATCGCATGAATGATACCTATAGCTTCAGCTTCTGGCATCCAATTCTACAGTGTCCTAAGTTCAATGAGTTCGTCGAGAACAAGTATCGTGTTGCTTCCGGCAATATCATGCAGGAAGATGAAGTGGCATCTGTTTATGAAGAGTTGGAGGACGAATGAAAATTGAGAATGTTATCTTTGGCAATCTTATCAACAACGAGGAGTATGCACGTAAGGTAATCCCATTCTTAAAGTCTGAGTATTTCACTGATAATGTTGATCGCACTGTCTATGAACTGATCGAAGAGTATGTTGGCAAGTACAGCAAGTTTCCTACTAAGGAAGCTCTTGCTATCGACCTTGGTAACAAGGGAGGTCTGAGTGACGACCAGTTCAAGGCAGCAGAGACACTCATCGGCGACCTGGCCAAGAGTGAGGATCGTGAGATCGATTGGCTTATCGATTCTACCGAGAAGTTCTGTAAGGACAAGGCTCTTTACAACGCTCTCATGGAGTCGATCAAGCTGGTTGACGATAACAAGAGGAAGGATGGCATCTCTGTTGGTGCCATCCCTCAGCTTCTGTCTGATGCATTGGCCGTGTCGTTCGACTCAAGTATCGGTCACGACTTCCTTGACGACTCAGATGCTCGTTACGAGTTCTATCACCGTACCGAGGTGAAGATCCCGTTCGACCTGGACTTCTTTAACAAGATCACGAATGGTGGCCTGCCTCGTAAGACCCTGAACATTGCACTCGCCGGTACCGGTGTGGGTAAGTCATTGTTCATGTGTCACTGTGCTGCTCAGAACCTGATGTCTGGTCTCAACGTCCTGTACATCACCATGGAAATGTCTGAGGAGAAGATTGCAGAGCGTATCGATACTAACTTGCTTGGTATGTCGACTGCTGATCTTCGTGAGCTTCCAAAGACAACCTATGATACTCTCATGGCCCGTGTGAAGAAGCGCGCTAAGGGCAAGTTGATTGTAAAGGAATACCCGACCGCGTGTGCTGGTTCGGCTAACTTCCGCCACCTGATCAACGAACTTAAGATCAAAAAGAACTTTGTACCTGACATCATCTATATCGACTACCTGAACATCTGTATGTCCAGTCGTATTCGTGCCGGGTCGAATGTCAACTCCTATACGATGATTAAGGCGATTGCCGAAGAACTTCGTGGGCTGGCAGTCGAGTGCAACGTTCCGATCGTATCGGCTACTCAGACAACTCGTACCGGTTATTCGTCATCTGACGTTGGCCTTGAGGATACCTCTGAGTCGTTTGGTCTACCGGCCACAGCCGACTTTATGTTTGCCTTGATCTCGAGCGAGGAACTACAGCAACTCGGTCAGATTATGGTCAAGCAGTTGAAGAATCGTTATGGAGATCCTGCTCATCATAAACGGTTCGTCATCGGTGTTGACTACTCGAAGATGAAGTTGTACAACACAGAGGAGTCTGCACAGGATGATATTGTTGATGATACGCCAGTCTTTGATACGTCAAGTTCTGGTAGTAGAATGAATGAAGAGTCTAAGCCGGTAAACAAGTTCAATCGTAATAAATTTCAAGGATTCAAGTGATGGGAATTAACACACACTACTACACTGTGTATGGTGTAAAGATCGATGAGTTCTCAGAAGAGTTCTCAGAAGCTTGGGATGAGGTTTATGATGAGACAAAGGACAACAAGGATATGGCTCTCATCCTAGATGGCATGTCTGGTTCTTATATGATCTTTGGTAAGATCCTTTTTGACTCAGGAGACCTTCGCTGGGGCGATTATGAAGATACTCACTCAGACATTGATTTAACCATGCTCGGCGAATATAAAGATAAGTGTGTGGAGCAGTTCATGAACTACTTCCCGTCGTTTGGTCATTATATGGATCACAAATGGAAGCTGATGACATTTGTTCATTACAGTTAAAGTTAAAGGTAAAAATTAAATGATTGATATCATACGAACATTATTAGCTATTGGGCTTGGTATACTTTCTATGATAGTCTTTCAACTTTTTCTCGATGTAAAGAATAGGAAAAAATGATGGTAAACTATAAAGTACAAATGACTGGTGATTGGGCACCCACTCCCTCTGTTACTAACCCTGGAACAGTGTCTGGATATGTACATATGACTTATGAAGTTGTAGAAACTGGAACACGCCAGATTATGAAGAGTGATATGACTAAAGAAGAAGCAAAGACTCTTTGCCGCCACTTGAATTTTGGTGGTGGCTTTGATGGATGGACTCCTTCATTTTTTCTACAAAAATGTGAAAAAAGTTACTAAGAAGCAGACGAACTTGTATAAATACTAGTACACTATGTGGTGCGTGGATTTGCGGTTTCATCCGTGAAAGAGGCAAGTGTCTTAATTGACGACTGGAATAAGCAGGATTACAGGTGGGGTTCCTCCTGCTACACGCATTTGGGGCGGCTTTCGGGCCGTCCCTTTTTTTATGTACATTATTTCGAAAAAGGTGTAGGTTGGTTTTCTATTGAGGAGAAAACACATGTACACCATCCAATATTTCGATAACCTCGGCCAAAACAACCACTCGCCCGAATTCCCCGATATCCAAACCATGGCCGATTACATTCTCCAAACCCCTACTCGTAACCACGGTCCTATCTTCTACAACAACCATATCGTCGGCTACGGAATCGACGATGTCATCCGCAACGGAAAAATCCGCCGCTCCTTCACTAACTGGATGTCTCGATATCTCTCCAAACTCTAATTTTTTTCATCTTTTTAAAAAATAACTGTGTACATATTTTGAAAAGTGATGTAGGGTGAATAATAACGAATGGAGATGAACATGACCGCTTTTACTAAGACCAACTTCGAATACCACGGTGGCTACCTTCACTATAACACCGAAGCCGGTGAACGTAAGTTCGTTGCTCGGTTCAAGCACCGCGGTCCTGTTACCAAGGCTAAGTTCCTTAAGACCCTGATCAAGCACTACTCGGTTGAAGAGTATTTTAGCCGCCTTGGTGGAGCCTACAACCCTCACGGTGAAGCTCCTCTTCAGATCCTGAAGAACGACGGAATTTTGGTGTTCGAAAAGGACGAGCTCGGTCGCGGATACTTCACTCTGGATGGAAAGGTTTTGTAATGCAGCAGATTGCATACGCTGTCGTTGGCGACGGTAAGTTCGGGTTCAAGTTTTTTGGTGAGACCTTTGAGACTGAAGGCAATACTGATTACTGGGAAAATCGTGGATACCGAACGATTCCTGTCTATGTCGAAATGACAGACGAACTCAGAGAGTTTTACTTCTACTAAAATAACTGTGTACATATTATCGAATATAGTATAAAACTAAACTATCAGATGGTGTGGATCACGAGTGATCTTTCGTAAATTGCTAGTGACTGCAGTGTGGATCGATCCTCGCCATCTGACTTTTTTAGGACTTGATTATGAACTACGAATTTCCATATATCACCAACATCTCTGATGTGCTGCCTGCTATCGAAGGCCGCGACGAGTTCGTGGTTGCCGAGAAGGAAGGCTACACCGTCATCAACTACAACGTGATGATGGCTGATACGTTTCCTGATGTGCTTGCGTCTGATGATCTACGTGCAAACCACGACCATTATGAAGTAGAAAACCTTCACGCTCGCCTTCGTCGTGAGTGCCGCGGTATCATCTTCGACACTGAGACTGGTGAGATCCTTCGTCGTCCTTTCCACAAGTTCTTCAACGTGAATGAGCGTGAAGAGACTCAGGACCATGTTGTTGATCTGTCGCGTCCACATGCTATCCTCGAAAAGCTCGATGGCTCGATGATTGCGCCATTCGTTGTGATCGATCAGATGATCTGGGGTACGAAGATGGGCGCTACTGATGTGGCAAAGCCTGTTGAAAAGTTCGTTAAGAACAATCCCCAATACGAAGCATTGGCGAACAATGCTATCTTGTTAGGTCTTACTCCGATCTTTGAATGGTGTTCACGCAAGCAGCGCATTGTTTTGGATTACAAGGAAGATACTCTTATCTTGACTGCAATGCGAAACATGAAGACTGGTGAATATATGGATTATTTCTATATTTCTTCATTTGCTGAACTTGCGGGTATTCCAGTTGTTCGTACCTTCGAACCACAGACTGATATGAAGGCTTTCGTCGAGTACGTTCGTGATCTGGAAGACCTCGAAGGTTTCGTAGTTCGTTTTTATGATGGGCACATGCTTAAGCTGAAGTGCCATTGGTACCTGCAGATTCACAGGGCGAAGGAAGCTATCCTACAGGATCGCAACATTGTCGAACTGATTCTGGATGAAGCACTGGATGACATTAAGGCTCATCTACCTGCTGAGGATCGTTTTGAGCTTGGTCGTTTTGAGCACTTGTTCAATATCGAAGTGTATGGTCAGGCTCAACTGATTAGCAATATGCTCGAGCATATCCGTGAAGAGAATGTTGATCGTAAGACCTTTGCTCTCGA